CTCATCACACCATCCTCAAACCTAATACGCGCTATTGAATGTACAAATGACGGGTACGCTGTTGCTGCCCTTGTTGAAATTCACAACAACTACATTCTTTCAGCTTCAGCCACAACCACGGCATGTGTTGCAATTGTCTCAAACAATAGTGCTACGCTAAACACCACTTCAAAAGTGACAATGAATTACATTAGCTGCAATTCATCTCAAGCACCGTTGACGCAACAAACTTATGGTGAGTTAGGAATTATTGGAAATACACTAATTAACGCTGGCGCTGGCGGTACAAGCGCCACAGTAACTGGTTCTGCCACTTTGGTTAATTTTTAATCTATCTTTAAAGAGATAATGGAGTAATACATGGCAAACCGTTATTGGGTAGGTGGTTCTGACACTTGGGATGCAACAGCGGGGACTAAATGGTCTTTGACTTCAGGTGGTGCTGGAGGCCAAGCCGTTCCTACTACATCCGATGCTGTATTTTTTACCGCTGCTTCTGGTGCTAGTACTGTTACCATAGATGTAAACGCTGTATGTTTAACTTTAACAATGACTGGTTTTACTGGAACATTAGCTTTTGGTTCTAATAAAATTAGCATAGCGGGTAATGGCACAACAATTCTTACTGGAGCTACGACTTACAGCGTTACAGGAACACCACTTATAGAGTTAACTTATGCTGGGGCTAGTGGAACAAGGACATTTAATCCAAGCGCGACAACAGAAGCAAATGCCATAAGTATCAATGTAATTGCTGGAACTGACATTGTTCGTTCAACGGGAACTAACAGCTATAAAAATTACAACTTCACGGGGTTTGGTGGAACATTAAATAACTCAATTAGAAATGTATACGGAAATGTTATTTTTAATGCAACAATGTCACACGAAGCTGCCGCAACTGCATTAACATTTTCTGCTACTTCAGGCACACAATTATTTACAAGCGCAAAAACACTAGATTTTCCAATAACTATAAATGGAATTGGTGGAACGGTTCAACTTCAAGATTCGTTAACGATTGGTAGCACTCGCACCTTTACATTGACCAATGGAATACTTGATTTATTTAGCAAAACTTTGACAGCGGGGCTATTTTCATCTTCTGGATCGGGCACACGATCTATTCTTTTTGGAACAAGCAACATAACCATCAATGGAAGTGGAACTGTTTGGAATACTGGAACTGTGACAAATTTTAGTTATACAGGAACACCAACGGTCAATATTTCCAACAATTCAGCTACGGCTACAACTGTAACTACTGGGGCTTTATCAGAAAGCCAAGCGTTAAATTTTAATTATACCGTTGGCACTTACACATTGACAGATACAAGTTCAGTTTATAAATCATTAAACTTTACTGGTTTTACAGGGACTGCCTCAAATTCTGCTAGAACGATATACGGAAATTTGACTTTAGTAAGCGGCATGACGCTTACGGCTGGCGCAAATGCAACCACTTTTGCAACTACATCTGGAACACAAACCATCACAACTGCGGCAAAAACATTAGATTTTCCATTAACATTTAATGGTGTTGGCGGCACGTTTGCTTTTCAAGATGCTTTGACCCAAGGCTCAACCAGAGCGTTTACCATTACCAATGGCACAGTTCAATTAAAAGCTGGTGTGACGTCTACGGTTGGATCATTTGTTGCAAGCAGTACAGCCGTTAAATACTTGCAATCTACAACACCTGGCAGTCAAGCCACAATATCGCAAGCCAGCGGTACAGTATCAGTATCTGATTTAACTATACAAGATTCAAATACCGCAGGCAGCGCTTCTTGGAACGCATATGTTGATTTTGAAAACACGGATGCGGGCAATAATGACGGCTGGAATTTTAGTTTGTCGCCGCCTTATGCTAGTTATGAACCGCCAATTATCATAAGATCGTTTACACAACCTCGGAGATTTTGACATGACCATGAACCTTAAAGCCGTTACAACTTGTTTCGGTTACCAGCAAATCACAACTTTAACCGCGTCTACCGCGTTAACAGTTCCAACTTTGGCACCAGAAGGCTTAAACGCAAAACCTGTTTTGGCGTTAATTATTGCCGAAGGCGCTCCTGTGCGTTGGCGCGATGACGGGACTGCCCCAACTGCTTCTGTTGGTATGCCTATTGCAGTTGGAGTACCATTTCAGTATGACGGCGACTTAACAAAAATTCGTTTTATTCAACAATCTTCAAGTGGTATTTTGAACATTAGTTATTACAGCTAACTTGACAAGCGCCTTTTTAGCGCATAATCTAAGAACTGTATCGGCCCAGTTGACCGAGGAATCCAAGGATTCATTGAAATGACTGAAGAAGTCCAAGCCCTAGCGGAAGTAGACTCCGCGCCAACCACGGATGTGACGGCCACACCTGAAGTTGTTGAAAGTACGCCGGAAGTAGCTGAAACACAGCCTGCCAAGACATTCTCGCAAGAGGAACTTGATGCCGCAATTGGAAAACGTCTCGCAAGAGAGCAGCGAAAGTGGGAACGAGAGCGACAGCCTGCGCCACCAGTGGCAGTGGACTTACCTCCGCAAGATCAGTTTGAGTCGGTTGATGCTTACGCAGAAGCCAAGGCTTATAAGCTGATTGAGCAGCGGGAAATCCAGAAACAGCAAGCTGAGATTCTTGACAACTATCATGAGCGTGAAGAAACGGCTCGGTCTAAGTACAGCGACTTTGAACAAGTTGCCTACAACCCGAACCTGAAAATCACAACCGTGATGGCGCAGACGATTCAATCGTCGGATATTGGGCCTGACTTGGTTTATCACCTTGGCTCAAATCCGAAAGAGGCAGATCGTATTTCTCGACTATCGCCTATTTTGCAGGCAAAAGAGCTTGGACGGCTTGAGGCTAAGTTAGCCGATAACCCCGTTCAAAAACGCACTTCTGGTGCGCCTGAACCGATTTCACCAGTCACCGCCCGAGGGGTGGGTTCTGGGTCTTACGACACGACTGACCCACGGTCTACCAAGACCATGACAACCAGCCAGTGGATTGAGGCCGAAAGAGCAAGGCAAGTGAAAGTGCAACAGGCGCGTAAGTTTTAATTTGTTTTTAAGGAAATATCGTGGCTAATAGCATTCTTACCATTGACATGATCACCCGGAAGGCTCTCGAAATTCTCGAGAACAACCTGGTGATTACCCGCAACGTGAACCGGCAGTACGATGACAGCTTTGCTGTTAACGGTGCCAAGATTGGTTCTACCCTGCGTATCCGCCTGCCTGACCGCGCTTTGGTGACTGACGGTGCCGCCCTGCAAGTGCAGGATGACAACGAGCAGTTTACGACCCTGACCGTGGCAAGCCAGAAACACATCGGCGTGAACTTCACTTCCGCCGAACTGACCATGCAGATGGACGACTTTGCAGACCGGGTACTGAAACCCCGTATCTCGCAGTTGGCCGCAAGCATTGACGCAGACGTTGCCAACGCCTACAAGTCGATCTATTCGACCGTCGGCACTCCTGGCACCACGCCATCTACTTCTTTGGTGCTGTTGCAAGCCCAGCAGAAGCTGAACGAAAACGCTGCCGTAATGTCGCCGCGCTACGCTACCGTCAACCCTGCCGCCAACGCTGGCCTGGTTGAAGGCATGAAAGGCTTGTTCAACCCAACCGACACCGTGTCACGCCAGTTCAAGAACGGCATGATGGGTACTGGTGTTCTGGGCTTTGAAGAAGTCAACATGAGCCAGTCCATCAAGGTTCACACCACCGGCACACGGTCTACGACTGACACGATCTTGGTCAACGGCACTGTTAGCACCCAAGGCCAATCGACGATCAGCATCGACGGCGGCACTGGTTCTGCGACCGTTGTGGCTGGCGATGTGTTCACTATTGCAAACGTGTTCTCTGTCAACCCACAGACCCGCGAGTCCACTGGTTCGCTGCAGCAGTTTGTTTGTACTGCCACCAGCACGGCCTCCAGCGGTGCATGGACGAACATTGCAATCAGCCCGGCAATCTATACCAGCGACAGCGCCTTGGCTACCGTCAACAGCTTCCCCGCTGATGGCGCTGCCGTGACGTTTGTTGGTACGGCTTCTACCGGCTATCCGCAGAACTTGGTTTACCACAAGGACGCCATTACGTTTGCCACTGCTGACCTGTTGCTGCCCCAGGGCGTTGACATGGCCGCTCGCGCAAACCACAACGGCATCTCGCTGCGTGTTGTTCGTCAATACGACATCAACAACGACCGTATGCCTTGCCGGATTGACGTTCTGTACGGCTTTGGTACCATTCGTCCTCAAATGGCCGCCCGTATCTGGGGCTAAATTGAATGGGGCTTCGGCCCCTTTCTTCGT